CAATACCCCGGAAATCGTGGCGTTATCTGCCGTTACCACTTAACGGACTTCAAGAACTCAACCCTGAAAACCCTTCTCGAGTGCTTCCCTCCCGAATTGATTGCTAACCATAATCAATCGGAACATGTCATCACTTTGGTTAACGGCAGCGAAATTATATATCTAGGTATGTCAGAAGAAGAAAACGTATCTAAGCTTAAGTCTATGGAGCTCGGGTGGTTTGCTATTGATGAGGCGTCTGAGGTATCTAAGGAACACTTCCTCCTGTTCCAGTCTCGCCTTAGACGCCGGCTCCCTTCTGGGAAGTTTCCTTCATATTTTGGATTGCTTACATCTAACCCTGATGATTGCTGGCTTAGAGATGACTTTGTTATGATGGGTGGTGGGGATGATTATCTGTTCATCCCTTCCCTTCCTAAAGATAACCCTTATCTACCTACTGACTATGAGAAACAGCTTCGTAAGACATACCCTGAAGAATGGGTTAAACGCTTCCTTGAGGGCTCATGGGATGAGTTATCCCGAGGCAACTCTGTTATCCCTTCGAATTGGATTAGGGCTGCTGTCAATAGAGAGATAGTGAAAGAGGATAAAAAGATTATCGCTTCAGATATTGCTCGCTTTGGGGATGATGAGATTGTTATTCAGTATGGGGAAGGCAATATGCTGCTTGAACAAGATATTGCTTACAAGCAATCCCTAATGGAGACTGTCGGCCGGTTGATTGTTAAGATGAAAAAGACTGGCGCTCGTCTTATCCTGATAGATGATATAGGTGTAGGTGGAGGAGTTACAGATTCCCTTAAAGAACAAGGGGCTCCGGTCGTACCCATAAATGTAGGTAATAAGTCTGATGATGAAAGGTTCTACAACCTGAAGACTGAGATGTGGTGGTATGCCCGTGAACAGTTTGAACAAGGTAAAGTATCTATTATAAATGACCCTAAGCTTGTTCGCCAGCTTGGGTCAGTGAATTATCAATATCGCTCTAATGGGAAAATCATGGTTGAGCCTAAGGACGAGACTAGAAAGAGATTAGGCCAATCCCCTGACAGAGCTGATACCTTCATTATGTATCTGTGGGGGGCTAGAATGTTGAAAGATGAAGCTCGAGATTTTAGACGTTATATACCAGTTGAGGAAGTAGTCCGAGACGACTACGGTTGGAAGCTCAATCAAGGTGTCCCTAACGAACTGTTACCGTGGGAGTATTGATATGGAAGAAGCTCAAGTACAAGACCAGACTCAGCCAATACCGAATGCATTTCCAGAAGAGTTCAGTAAATACTTTTCGGACCTGAGAGTGAATGTGCAGAATGATGATGACGCTAGAATGACTTGGAAGAACAAGCTTATCACTGCTGCAAATCAGAGGCTAGGCATAAAGCGTCTGAGTAATAAGCCTTATCCAGGTGCACCTAACATACCTCTTCCGGAAACGGATAAACTTATTAGGAAGCAAAAGCCTAATTATGTTATGTCTGCTTATTCGCAGAAGAAGCTATGTACTGTAGAGGTTGATACGACTTCAGGTCAAGAACAAACAAAACCGGTAGACCAGAAACAGCTTGAGCGTGCAGAACTTGGTATAAACTTTATCTTGAAGCGCAAGATGGACTGGCTTAAGAAATTAGCTATTGCTGTAGATAACTTCCTTGAAAAAGGCCACTGTATATTTAAGGTAATAGAGAAGTTTGAGTCTATGATGAAGACCAAGACTTTAGACTTAACTACTTATCCTCCTAACATCTTGGATGAGTTGAAATCTGGCTCGGATGAAGAGCTCCAAGCCTTCATTTGTAATCGCTTTGGTTTTGACTATGCTGATGAGGATGACAAAGAAACGGTGGATGATATCATTGCTCAGTTTAGGGATGGTGAAACTACAATTATTTTTACCTATGAGGATGTTAGGGCATTCCCTGATGTTATAATACCGCCAGCTGAAAAGATTATAGTACCTGCATATACTACTGATATAGGTACAGCTGAGAGGGTGACACACGAGTACTTCTATGGTAAGAGGGAGATGGAGGAAGCTGCGCTGGCAAAAAGATTTAACCCTAAGATAGTTGAGAAGTTAGACAAACTGGAATTTAAGCCGGCTAGCAAGAATGAATATGATGTAGTTGACACGCAACTTTCGCGTAACGAGGGCATACAGGAAAATCCTGAAAATGACGACGGCCTCTACCGCATACGCGAGACTGTCACCTGGTATAAGCCTGAAGGGTCAAAACGCTATGAACGCTGGCTCTTCACGTTTATGCCGGATGTTGCTACACCGGAAGACTCATTACTTCAGATGATGCCATTCCCCTATGATTTGGATACATGGAATTATGTGAAGCATGACCATGAGTCTAAGTCTTGGAGATACCATGACTCTCGTGGGGTACCCGAGATGATAAGGGCTGTTCAGGAGTTTATGGAACGGTCTATGAATAACATGCTTATCCGTGATGATATTAACAATGCTCCAATATATACGGTATTAACTTCGTCTAAAATACAATCTAGCTCTGTAAGGTTTATTCCTGGGCAGAAACTTAAGGTAGCTCAGCATAGTGAGATATCTCGATTAGATGATGGCCAGAGCAAGGTTGATTTATCTAGTGAGCGTATCAACCAGACATTAAAGGCGTATGCTGAAGAGTATCTCGGTAGTGTAGACCAGCTCTTTAGAAATGCTACTAACCGTGGTGGTGGAAAGACATTAGGTGAAATCCAGCAAGGTATGCAGGTATCCCAAAATCTCTTATCCCTAGATATTATGCTTTGGAATGAGACGTTGCGCCAGGTATACACCATGGTGTTCTACATCTTACGGGATAGATTGGATGAGCCCATTGTTGTAGATGGTGTTACCATTACAAAAGAGGATTTTAACTTTGTACCTCAGATAACACCTACAGGTTCTATAGATAACCTTGATAAAGAGCGTATGGCGATGAAGTTTGCCAGGCGTTTAGAGTATGTAGTTGCTCAAATACAGTTAGGTCTTATTGTCACACCCGAAGACCTGTATAATGCCTTCCGTGATTTTATGGAAAATGACGGAGTTAAAGACCCTGAGAGGTATTGTACAAAACCCGATGAAGTGAATAAGTTGAAACAGGGCCAAGCAGCAGCGGAGCAAAAGGTACTTGATGAGGCTGATGCTCAGCTGGCCGGAGAGCAGGACGCTGCAAGGGCTCGTGGCGCGGGTGGAGAAAGTAAAGGAGGGGAAGATGTCTCTGGAGCAGGAAAGAAAACAGCAACGCCAGTACAATAAAGATGAGTGTGAAAAACTGATTGCTATCGGCGATAAGGTTAAAGCTACTCTGGAGTCCCAAGGATGGGTTGAAGTCTTAGGACCTCTACTGGACAAGATGATTACAGATGTTCTTGGAGGTAAAGAGAATGGTCGTTGGCATAATGGGTCTTTAGACCGTGCCCATAGGGAAGAACGAAAAGAGTTCTTACTAGGTTATAAGGCAGCACTGGTTAATTTTCATAACGCATCCTTTAGTTATCTTGAAGAGTTACAGGTAGCTAAGGATACAATCAAGGACCTAGATAAAGAGTCTAAAGCTAAGTATGATGTGCCTATGACTGGTGGGGACTACTCAATAAATGATGAGCCCTATGCCGTTTAAGAGGAGTTAGTGATATGCCTTTTGATAGTAAAGCTCAGGCAAGAGCAGCGTTTGGTGGGCACCTCGGTAGCAAGATGAAAAAGAAAGCAAAGCAGTGGGCAGATGAAACACCTAATATGAAACGCCTGCCTGAACATGTGAGTAAGAGAAAAAAGAAACTAGCAAGGAAATTCTTAAAATGAGTGACCCGAAAATAGGCATGCATTACAAAGATGTAAGGAAGAAATTGATGGGGCCTTTAGGTAAAGACCCTGCAATTAGAAGCTCACTGCTTAATCAAGCTAGACTATGTGAGGGTGAGAAGGCTGTAGTAGAATTAGAAAAAGAGACTTCCCCTTTATATAAGAGTTCCCTATACTTTAGTGGTTCTGGCAACAGACAAACTGGTATGGGTGATGGAGAGAAACTTGGGCCTGGAAAATGGAAATATATGGGCCCAGGTAAGTGGGTTAAGGTATCGTAGGTTCTGCATTATCCTATGAAATGCTGGAAAGGTTCTCGTGTACCTGAATAAACACCTGGAGGCCTAAATGGCAGGAGACAAGATACAAGCGGCTGCAGGTAAAGCAGATGAAAAACCAGTAGAGCAGAAAAAGGAAGATAAGCCCTTAACTACTCGAGAGGAAATCGTCGCTGATGCTATTGCAGACCGTGGAGTGAAGAAGGAGTCAGCCTTCGGACCTGATGAAGATGTTACTGACGAAAACGCTGAAGCTGGAGATGATAAGTCGAAAGCTAAAAAATCGGAAGCTTCGGACGCCGAACCAGAACCAGCAGCTGGTGAAAAGGACGATGAGGACGAAGGCGATGAAGAGTCTTCAGAAGATGAGGAGTCAGACGATGAGGAGGCTGATGAGGAAGCGGACGATGAGGAAGCCGATGAAGAGTCTGAAGACGATACTCCTGAGGTAGCTCGTGTCAAAGCCAGTATGCAAAAGCGGATAGATAAGCTAACTGCTAAGCTAAAGGCCAAAGAGGCCAAAGACAAGACGACTAAACCCGAGGAAAAGAAGCCGGATGAAGGTAAGAAGGCTCCTGAGTACACTAGGGAACAGTTGAAAGCGGCTACAAAAAAGTTCATGGAAGAAGGGGACTCGGATGGTCTTTTTGAAGTCATGGAGTATATGACTGATAAGAAGGCTAAGGACCTCAAAAATGAGTATATTCAAGAACAGAATAAGGTCAAAGAGGCTGCACAGGCAAAGGAACGAGAATGGCAATCCGTTGTCAGGCATTACTCTAATGATGAAGACCCGACATTAGATATTAGGAAGTCTAACTCAACGCTCTTTAAGGTTGCTAAGAAGTTCTATGAAGACCCTGAGTTAGGTCCTTTATATCTATTGCCTGGTGGTGGCGGCATGTTGCAAGCAGTTGCAGACGCTCTTGCTGAAATACTTAAGTTTAGAGCTGACAAAGGGGCTGGTGATAAAAAGCCCATTGTCAAAGCGAAGGCAGCTAAAGAACGGCGGAAGTCAGCTATGGGTGGTACTGGGTCTATGCGCCAGGAAGGTTCCCCTAAGAAGGGGTCTGGTAGCGAGATTGAGGATTACCTAGCTGATAGAAAAGCGGCAATAGCTGCAAAGAAAGGTACACCCATAGGAGATTAACATGGGACAGCAGGTTTGGTCTGTCAGCTCTCTAGGTGGATACTTCACAAATAACCAGCTGAGCAAGAAGGTTAGAAATGCCGCTCAGCCTATGATGAAGTTCCGTCAGTTTGTTGACCCGGAACCAGCGATTGGGAGAAACCGTGGTGATAGGGTATTCTTCGATAAGATATCGAATATATCCACAGCCGGTGGTACACTGTCTGAAACAAGTACAATTCCTAAGAGGAATTTTACTATCAGCCAGGGTACTTTGGTTGTAACGGAATATGGTAACTCCATACCGTTTACACTAAAGGTCCAGACGCTGAGCGATATATCGGTTCCCGATAATATCAAGACCGTCCTTCGTGATGATATGGCGAAGGTATTGGACTCCGCAGCCGCGACAATTTTCACGACTACGGACTATCTGGCAACTATCGTCAATACTGCTTCTACGGAGTTTAAGACGAATGGTACAGCCACGACAACTGCTCTTGGTAACATGTCCGATAAGAACGTTCGTGACATCGTTGACAAGATGAAAACATTAAACATACCCAGATATGACGGTAACAACTATATCTGTATTGCCTCAACCAACTCACTGAGAGGTCTATATGACTTCTTTGAGCCTAAGGCAACACAGACTAGTGCGAAAATCCTCGCATCTGGAGAAATCGGTACCTACTACGGTTGTCGCTTTGTAGAAGAGACTTCGTTCCTTTCGAATGTAAAAGGTTCAAGTTCCATCTATGGGGAGGCAGTCTTTTTCGGTGCTGATGCGGTCCGCGAAGGTATTGCTATACCTGAAGATATCAGGATAGATATACCTAAGGACTTTGGCCGTGACCAGGGTATCGCATGGTACTACCTGGGCGGATTTGCAGAAACATGGGATTATTCGTCTGACAGCGAATGTCGTATAATCTATGTTAAGTCTGCAGCGTAAGGAGGTCTAGTATGACTACTGCTTCTAAAGGCGGAAGAACATATAGCGACCCTTCTTACGGGTCTGTGAAAACGTTTTCGTTTACGCAGGTAACGGCAGGTACAAGAGCGACAGCGATAGTTGATATATTTCGTCCAATGAACCCTATTACAATATTGGATTGGAATATGACTAATGCTGCACTCGGTACGGGTGGTGCCTCAGTATGGGTGTTAGCAGCTACTTCGGGTTCTGGTACAGCAGCATTGGGTACCGTTACTTGGACTGGTACTCATGCTATAGGTGCTGTAACTGACGGTACTGCTACGGAAACGTACGTGGCTAAGGGAGGCGCAGTACATCTGTATTCTGTATTGAGTACTGCTGCGGACCTTAAAGTAACCGCAACGATTACTTATCGCGAAGAGTTTGACGTTAGCGATAATTAGTCCTTAAGTAAGGAGGGGCAGATGAAAACTTGTTTTATATCTCGATTTGGAGCCTACGGGGATTTAATGCATTGTTCTCATCTGCCTCAACTTATTAAAGAACACTATAAGATTGACCGTATAGATTTTGAAACGGGTTATCAGGGCTACCAGATACTACAAGGTAACCCATATATAGATAACCTGATATTTGTTGATGTTGCAAAGCTCACGCAGAATAGGATGATAAAGAACTGGGAGCATTGCAAAGAAAATTATGACCTATTCTTTAATTTAGTTTACTCCATAGAGAGGGAATATTGCTGCTTAGAAAATTGTAACAAGTATTATAGGAGTACTGCGTGGAGACGTGAGCACCTGGGTAGGATGAACTACTATGATGTGATGACCCAGTTTGTAGGTTTACCTGAAAGCTATTTCGGTACAAGAGGCAAGCTCTACTATAAACCTGAAGAGCATCTGAAAGCTAAGCAAGCTGTACAAGACCTTAAGACAAAGTATAATGCTGGTTGGGCTATCCTAGTATGTCTGTCAGGTTCTTCCATGCATAAACGTTTTCAGCAAGCTGAGTCTATTAGCCGGAAGATATTAGAGAAATACCCTGACGCTCTTGTTATTTTAACAGGTGATGAGAGTTGTCTATTTCAAGTATTTAAGGGTGACCGTATTGTTTGTAAGGTTGATAGATGGAACTTTAGAACGGTTGCTTTGATGTGTGCTTATTTTGATTTGGTTATATCCCCTGAAACAGGGTTAGCCTGTGTAGCTCATTCTTGGGATACCCCAACTTTGCAATTACTGACAGCTGCAAGTTGGGACAACCATATCAAGTATGCAAAGAACGCTTACTGGGTTCAGTCGCCAGTTGTATGCTCACCATGCCATAAAGGACCCTACCAGTACTACGGTTGTCCTCGAAAGGATGACCTACCAGCGTGTGTATTTTTTAACGAAGATGAAATCATGTCTAAAGTAGAAGAGGCCCATAATGAGTACAAAGCAAAAATTAGATAAACCAGAAGACTGGTGCTTACAGATTTGCCCTATATGTGGCCGGTCTAATTATATGGTTATCCGTGGAGACAGAGAGATAGGCAATCGCCATGAAATATATCCGGATATGGGGTACTCATTCTGTAATTGCAATAATATCTTCTATACCAGGTCGTCAGAGTATGACAACCCTGTAGACATGCTAAAAGAGCTATATCATACATTACCTGAAGGTAAGGATTACCAGTTTATACTGCCTGACAGCTACTTTATCAACTGGGATAATATATATGAATTTAAGCATTGGAAATTACGAGAGATACCTATTATATGGGATATCGACTCTTTTTGTGCGTTAGCGGAGAAGCTAGGGTTTACAATTAAGTATAGGGAGCGGGTATTTGATGTTAGTTCTAAGGATGCCCAGAAATCTATTGTGATGATAGGTAAATTAAAGGCTATGCCTAGGCAGGCTACACAGGCAGCAATGAAGTACTTTGGAGATAGGGAAATTGTTGTTGCTGAAGTGGGTGTTATGCGGGGAGAACACGCACAATTGATGATAGATAACTTGTGTATAAGCAGGCTACATTTGGTAGACGCTTGGGCTGTATGTAAAGACTTCTACGAGCCTCAAAGGCAAAGTAAGCATTTAAGAATGGTTGAAAAGAGATTTGAAAATAATGAGCGTGTATACATTCATGTCATTGACTCCGTTAAGGGAGCAGAGCAATTTCAAGATGGTTCTTTGGATTTTGTATATATTGACGCTGACCACTCCTATCAGTCAGTAAAAACGGATATAGCTGCTTGGTTACCTAAAGTTAAGAAGGGTGGCATAATATCAGGTCATGACTATGATTATGCCCTTAGACCCTCCGTAAAGGAGGCAGTTGATGAAATATTCGGTATTGAGCGTGTTTACCATGGCTACAATGAGCAAGACACACTAGAGGATTGGTGGGTATATGTCTAAGATAACCCTAATCAATCTACCACAGCCTAATTCATTAGACGACCGGCTTGACCCACCGTTAGGCTTAATGTACATTGCTTCTGCTCTGAGAAAATTTAATCATGTTGATGTAAAGATTGTAGATTTACCCTTTATTAAAAAAGAAGATTGGCCTGAGGCTATCGGTCAAGCTGATATTTACGGTATTACTGTATACTCATCCTCCTTACATTTAGCTAAGGAAGCTCATGCAATTTGTAAGATGAATAACCCTGATAGTGTAACAGTTGTGGGTGGGCCTCATCCTACATCACTACCAGAAGAGACGAAAGGCTATTTTGACTATGTAATCTGTGGTGAAGGTGAATTTATGTTCTACTTCTATAAGGGTAGTGCTATTGTTAAAGTACCACAGATAACAAACTTAGATGCTCTGCCAAGACCTGCTAGGGACTTAGTAGACATACATGCATATACGCGTAAGGTTGCAGGTCAGAAAGCTACATCAATTACTACAAGTCGTGGGTGCCCTTATTCATGTGCGTTTTGTTGCAAAGATGTATTTGGGCATAAGGTAAGGACTTTTAGTATCCCTTATGTTATAGAAGAAGTAAAGGAGATTACTGATAAGTATGGTATTAGAGCTCTTATATTTTATGATGACACCTTTGCTTTAGACCGTAAACGATTTTACCCTCTGTGTAAAGAGTTGCAGAAGCTAAATATAGTTTATCGTTGTAATGGGGATATACGAAATAACACCTTAGAGGATTTTCAAGTTTTGTATGACTCAGGGTGTAGGGAGATTACTTTTGGTGTTGAGTCAGGTTCGCAGAAGATATTGGATATTATAGGCAAGGGCGCTACTGTAGAAAAGAATATCGTAGCTATAAAGAATGCTAAGAGAGCTGGTCTAGTAACTAAAGCCTTCTTAATGATAGGTAACCCTGGGGAGTCCGAGGAAACAATTGAAGAGACTAAGGCTTTTATGCTTGAAGCTGACCCAGACCAATATACATTGTTTCAATTTGTACCGCTACCAGGTTGTGCTATATGGAAAGACCCTGAGAAGTACGGTATAGTGATAACTACAAAGGATTTTAGAAATTACTATAACATAGCCGGTCACAACGAAGGAGGTTTAGTTGTAGAGACTGATACTCTATCACATGCTAAAATTTTAGAGTTAAAGGACAGTCTCCTAAACTTTCTTTATAACCGTGGACAGAGAGGAGCCCTGCAGAACTATTATGGAGAAACTGTTAGCAATCATAATACCGATGTATAACTTTCCTGAGATGACTAGGGAGTGCGTTACAGAAGTATTGAAGAATGCGGAGATGGATGTAGATATTATTGTAGTTGATGATGGTTCTGCTAACCCCTATGTGGATGAACGAGTAACTGTGCTAACCCATAAGGAAAATAAGGGCTTTACTGCAGCTATGAATACAGGGATTATTTGGTGCAATAACAGGTATAAGTATGTTATGTCATTGAATAATGATACGCTTCCTGAAAAAGGGTGGCTTAAACCATTGATTGATGCTTTGGAGGAACATCCTGATATTGCTGTAGCAGGCTCATCTAAGATAGTAAAGAAGGACCCTCTGACCATAGAGAATGTAGCAGTTGACCTACTATTTGGATGGCATGCTTACACAGAGAAAGAGCTAACAGAGGACATCATCTACTGTGTATGGTTTGGCCTTACTTCAGCTATACTGCGTTCGAGTGTTATCCGTGAGATAGGCCTTTGGGATAAGCGGTTTAGAAATCACTGTTCAGACAATGACTTTTGTTATAGAGCTATTTCAGCAGGTTATCGTATAGCTCTAATACCTAAGTCTAGGGTATTCCACATCCATGAGGTTACAACTAAGCACTCAGGTGTCAATACTCAGGATGACCAGAAGGCTTTACTGAGAAAAGTTAGTGGTGGAGACATGCAGGCTATTCTTGAAACCCTGCCCCTAGACTATGAGAATAATAATTGGGGAAGGCTAAGATTGGAGATATACAACCGATGAAAACGGCATTGATTGTAAGATACGGTGCATTTGGTGATAACCTTTTAATAACTCCAGTCCTTAAGAAGCTAAAGGAAGAAGGGTACTATGTAGTAGTTGACACCACAGAGCGTGGTAGAGAGGTGTTTGCTAATAACCCTAACATTGATGAGATAACTGACAGGGTAACAGACTCAGTTCCTATTAAGGACATAGATAAAGAGTGGGAACGCCAGAAAGAACAGTATAAACCTACTTACTATAAAAACTTCTCTGAGTCTTTAGAGGTGTCTATAGCATTACATCCTAAATGCCCTATGTATATCTACCCTAAGTATGAAAGATTTGAACGTTGTAATGTTAACTACTATGACCATACGGCTAAGTGGGCTGGCTTAGGTGAGCTAACAAAAAGGGGTGAGTTATTCTTCTCTCCAAAAGAGATGGAAGAAGCCTATAGCTATATACGACCTGGAAAGTTTAACTTAGTATGGTGTTTATCTGGTTCAGGTAAAAACAAAGCCTACCCTTGGACGGATTATGTAATAGGAGAAATCCTGAAAAACCATGATAATGTACATATTATTACGGTTGGTGACTTGTCTTGTCAGTTGCTAGAAAGCCTGGTAGATAAGGATATCACTAATCTCAGTGGTAAGATATCAATCCGAGTATCCATGGCCTTGGCTAAGATTGCTAATTTAGTTGTAGCTCCTGATACAGGTGTATTACATGCTGCCGGATGTTTTCCAACTCCGAAGATTGGGTTACTTGGTCACTCAACTAAAGAGAATATTACTAAGTATTTTGAGAATGACTATTCTATTGAAGCTCAGTGTGAATGTGCACCGTGCTTCCGGTTGATATATGACCATAGTATCCAATGCCCTATAGACCCTATCACACATGCTTGTTGGTGCATGGCTAATGGGATAGACCCTAAGGAGGTATATGGCAAATTTAAAGAAGTATATGATAAATGGCTTGTGCTCGACGTGCGTTCGAGACAGGAGAGTGTGCCGTGTGTCGCGGATAAATAGACATACTGGTAACATCCATTTGTTAGCTGTTCAAGGTACAGTAACCTATTGTGAGAGTTATGAAAAACGAAAACACATTAACCGTAACACCTAGTACATGTCCAATTTGTCATAGACCTACTGTGTATGCCTATAACGTAACTGAGGATGCAGATACTATCAATAAGGGTACAGGTCTGTTTTTTAAATGTTCTTGTGGTATTATCTTTCAGGATAAATATCCTGAGGGATATACCCCTGATAAGGCATATCATGATGGTATAGCCGATGCTAAGGAGTTTGAGGACCGATCGATACATACACACCGAACATATATCAACCTTATTGAAGAGTTAACATACGGTCGCAGGTGGCTCGATGTTGGATACTGCTATGAAAGACCAATGGAGTGGCTCCGTAAACGTGGATGGATTTGTTGGGGTATTGATATAAATAAAGATGGACCTTCAGATAAATACCACATCAAAGGTAATTTTGAAACACATCACTTTAAAGAAACGGATGAGTATGATGTTATTTGGATGGGTCATGTATTTGAGCATTTTAGAAACCCATTAAGCGCATTAAAAAGAGCTTATGCTTTGATGCCGGAGGATGGCGTAGTAGTTATCACAACTCCTGATGTTGATTTTATACATCAGACTTCGCCAATACGATTTGCTCACTGGAAACATAGAGAACACTATATAATGTGGAATAAAGAGGCTATAAAGAGAGAGGCCCAAAAACTAGGGTTCCAGGTCATTATGTGTAGGTCTAATTTCAGTGAACGTTTTATGAGCTGGTGGGACATCCATATTGTCCTCCAGAAGATTTACGTTTAAAGGAGATGAGTAATGGGAACACAGCAAACGATAACAATTGATACTGCAAGTAGCCCTTGGGTTTATTCCAATGGTCAGACGACTACAGTAAATGGTACATCCCAGACACTAGTAATAGCTATGAATGACCTTGGTACCACGGCTCAATGGCTGCCTGGAACTACAGACTTAGTCCTTACTATGGACGATGGCTGTCAAGTGCATATATTTGCAGATACGGGTATGAGCAGAAGTCAGACGTTAACCAACTCTACAGCTTTAAAGAATGGTTGGTCTTGGTTCTGCAGTGTAGACGGTGGGAAGCGTGAAGAAGTTAAAGTTACAACCATGCAATGTAGCGATGTTGATGGTAATAATACAGACCTTACCTTAACATTTGAGTATCCGGGAAAACCGTGGCAATGGACTTGGTCCAGTATCAATACAACGGCTGCATAGGAGGGTTAGATGGCAAACTTTACAGCTACGTCTACAGTTACTGAGTATGAAACACTTTCAGAAGCTGTAGCAGGTTTAGAGACAAAATTAGAAGCTATAGTCGATACAGGAGTTATTCGGGCTTGTGATGTTATACCATTGAGAAATGGTAAGTTTGCAGCCTATGTTGTATGGACTGCTGCGGTATAATATCATGGCAGCGCCAGTTAGGATAGTCGGTCATGTTTCAGACAGGGATACTAATGAGGGCTTTCAGGCACAAGTAGATAGATTTGGAAACCTTCAAGTTAGGGAAGGCTCCTATCAAGGCCTAAATAAGTCCTATGAAGATACTGCATTTGTTGAGGGTGACAGCCCAGTAGTACATAACTTCTACGGAGACATGGGTAGATATGTACAAGATGGGTATATGATAGTAGACTCTGGGGAAGTACAGGTGGATGTCACTAGAGATGGCATAAACTATGGTAGTAAGTGGACCATGAAAGCTGGAGAGAAGGTATCTTTTCTCCGTATGGATATTATGAAGATACGTGTCACATGGGTATCCGACAGTGCTTATAGGATAAACTTAATCTAATGAAGATATCAGGTGGGATTACTATAGCAGTAGCTGATTTGAGGTATATCAAGCTTGACCAGACTAGCCCTCAAACTCTTACCGGGTTTGACACAGGCTTACTTAAAGTCACGGCGGGTTTGTTAGGGATTGACACGTCTACATACCTTACCTCTGTTGCATTTGCTGATTTAACCGATTACCCAGCAGATGCTGCTGGTGCATTAACGAATGACGGTGCTGGTAATTTATCTTGGGCTGCTAGTGGTGGTGGCTCTCTTCTTCTTGACCAGACATCTCCGCAGACTGTAATAAACGGTACTCCAGTATTCTCTTTAGGTGTAGATATAACGGATGCCTCGTATGGTTATATGATAGGAGGCAATAAATATTTTACAGTATATAATAATTCTGGGGCATTCTTTGCTAACATCTTTATAGGATTTGGTACTGGTAATTTTACTATGGCAGGTAATCAGAACACCTTTATTGGGGGTGGTATTGGTACATCTGTTACCTATGGTGCTGGTAATACATGTATAGGTTTTGTTGCTGGTAGTTACTTAACTACAGGCTCTTCAAATACTTTTATAGGTATGGGTGCTGGGGGTAATGCAACAGAGTGTACAAATAACTTATATATCGGGGTTTCAGCAGGTTCTAGTACTACAACTGGTAGTAACAACGTGGCTATGGGTGCTCAAGCATTGCTATCTCTATCTACTGGCTCAGGGGTTATTGCATTAGGTAATGGTTCTGGTTATAGCAATAATAGTTATGAGAGTACCTATGTTGGATATAGTGCTGGATATTCTCATACTGGAGATAACAGTCTATTCTTAGGTGCATACTCTGGGTATTTTGAAACAACGGGTTATATTTTTATGATTGATACATTCTACAGAGCTGATAAGGCTACTGCTCGTGCTAAGGCTCTTATGTGGGGTGAGTTAAGTTCAGACCCTCTTTACCAGACATTAGTTTTTAATGCGACAACTTTAACAGCACTAGAAACTAGTCTTCTAATAAAAGAACTAAATGCTGTGAGTTATGACGATGACGCTGTATTTGTAGACGGCGAAATGGTTTTTGCAAACTAAGGAAAAATGATGGCAGCTTTAAAAGAGAAGGCTTTAGCTTTATTAAGTATTACAACTGTTTCATTGGCAGCTGATGCGGATACTACTATCTACACTGTACCAGCAAATAAAACTTGTATACTCCATAGTGCTATCCTTGTTGCTGGGGCAGATGCGGGTGCTACAACTACTATATCAATAGGTCAGGATACCGCAGAAACTGATTTTATTCCCGCTAATACCTTATCAAATCTCGATGCATCAGGGGATGCAGTTATACTGATGCCTGTTCCTAATACTACGCCTACTAAAACAAAGGCGTATGCAACTGGTACAGTTATACAAGCACAAGTAGCTAATAACTCAGGCGGTGCAACTAATACTTTGTACCTTTACGGTATGTTGTATTAAAGGAGAAGACATGACAGATTTAGAAAAGTATAAGATAGCATTTGCGGATGCTAGTATTGCCCTTGAAATAGCTCAAGGAAGATATAATGAGACAAAGATGAAGCTTGCTAATGAGCTTCAGAAAAAAGCTGAAGGAGAGACAGGCAGAGATGGGTAGCCTGTTTAAAAAGCTAGTAGAAAGGATATCAATGGGTAGTGGAAATGGAAAATGGGCAATAGCTTTTTGGGTTTTAACAGTGTTAACAGTGGGCTCTTTTACATGGACTACTTGGTGTTATTTTAGAAATGACGATAAAATAGATTGCTTAACTCAAGTAGCCAACCACAGCTTAACTAGTATAGATAAGCGGTTATATCGTATTGAGATAGCTTGTGGTATTGAGCCTAAGGCAGTATTCTATGAAAAATGATTGTCCTAGGTGTATAATTGGAACTTTAAGCTGTACCTTTCAAGATGGTAAGATTATTGAAAGATGTACAAGTTGTGACTATCAGGCAGACCATGTAAATAGGAGAAAGAAACAAGTGCCTATAGAATTTACTGACCGGAGAACAAGCAATGCTACAAACTTATAAAGAGATGCAACGTAGGGTAGGTAGACGGATACAGAATACGGCTACATCTATTACGAATGCCAATGATATACTGCCTAAGATTAAGGATTTTCTTAATGAGCGGTATGTCCGTATAATACGGGGTTTTCCTTTTGAAGAGAATTTAGGTGATACTACTATGACCCTTACAGCTTCTACACGTGCTTATGCTATGGCATCTGAGATAGATAAAATATGGGTTATCTTTGACCAGACGAACGGAGTCTTAATACCTATAAAGGATGCTCAGTATTATGTACGTCATCGAGCTATAGATTTAGACCAGACAGGCAATATACAAGTAGGTGACCCTACTATGTGTTATCCTGTAGGTACCTATACTACTAAGGCTATCCTAGCTCAGGCAGAAAAAGTAACTATTATATCGGATAACAATGCTGCTACGGATAAAACGCCTGCGTGTGTACGTATACGAGGGCTCGTGAGTGGAGGTATAACAGCTGAGAATATTACCTTGAATGGCACTACAGCTGTAGACTCATCTAATACATATGATACAACCCAAAAGCTTACTATATCTTCAGGTACTACTGATGGTACGCAAAGTGCTGTTGTTGGAAAGATTACTGTTACTGGTAAGACCTCAACTACAGTCTTAGCTCAAATACCTGCAGGTGAAGCAGGTGCATTATATAACTGGTATGAGGTTAACCCTTTACCTAAAGCTACAGGTACCCAGCCTACATGGAGAATATTTTATGGTAGAAGGCTAACACCCTTAGTAGATAACAATGATATACCTCTTATAGATTGCTGCAGTGAGATGGTTCAAGGTGCTTATGTAGATGCTTTGAAAGAGGATGGTCAAGATTGGGAAACAGAAGAGCAGAACTGGGTAGCTCAGGTTCAAGAGCTCTATGCTGCTCAAGGTGTACCAGGTAGAATAGAGCAGTTTATACCTGACAGTCAGGATTTAATACAAACACTCGACTATGGTCGAACAATAGGTACAGACTAATGTTAAAACCAAAACCCCTTTACGTTAGAATAACACAGTCTTTAGGTATGGATGATAGAGCAGATGCTCGGCAGATTGACGCTAATAAGGGTAAGCTGCTCTATAACATGGATATCTCATCCCCAGGGAAGAAGTACAAGAGGCTCGGTTCTACAGCAGTTTTATCTGCTATAGGTACAGTACCGATAATGGGGTTATGCTATTTAAAGGGTGGTGGTATTGCTTCAAGGATGACACTTGTTGCTAATAAACGCTTTTACAAGTCTACCCTACCCTTAGAAGAGACGGGGTCTTGGACAGATGTACCTGAAGCCGATATTTTCACTGCTGCAACGTATCCACAAGCTATGCAAGAAGCTCAAGGCTCCGTATACATGTCTAATGGAGTTAATAGCTTCTACGGATATAATGGTACAGCTATGACTGAGTATGTTACCGCACCTAAGGGTAAAGTCATGGCCTACTTTAAGAATAGGCTATGGGTAGCAAATGTAAACACTACCCCTATTGTTACAGGTGATGTGACAGTCTTTACAGGTGCAGCAGGTAGTTACCTTAAAATTATTGTAGGAGGCTCTACTTTTGATGATATAAACTTAGCTACAGCTACAAGTATTGATGAGGTAGTTACCCTAATCAATGCGGTAGTGGGCTTTGCTGCAAAAGGTATAGCCTATAAAACCTCTGCAGGGAAGTTGAGTATCTACTCACTAACTTCAGGAAGTGGGACGATAACAGTTAGTGATGGTACAAGTGATACACAGGAGGCCTGTGAGGCTTTATTCAGTGGTACTACAGCTACCTCTACAGGTTATAGCTATCCTGACTTTGTCTACTATTCAGATGTTATTGACCCTACTACTTATAACATGACTAGTAATGTAATAAAGGTTTACTCTGGGGACGGTACAGATGTCATGGCTATGAGAGCTTTTAAAGAGTCCGTACTTCTTATATTTAAGGAAGACTCTATTCATGAATTGTTAGTACAAGGTGATACGGCTACATATTGGAATTTAAGACCCATTGATACTGAGCATGGTTGTGTAGCCTATAATTGTACAGCCGCATGGGGTAATACAGTCTTTTACCTGTCTCGTGATGGTGTTAGGATAGTTCAAGCAAATGCGGTCGCACCAGACCTACCTTTGTCTTGGGAGATACAGGCAACTTGGAATACAATCAACTTTGATTATATCTCTAGGTCTTGTATGATAGTTCATAATAATAAGCTCTATGTAGCAGTACCTACAGGCAGTTCTACATACCCTAATACTGTACTAGTATATGATATGACTGCTAAAGGGTGGGTGGTTTATACAGGTTGGAACGTTAACTGTTGGGCTATCCATGTAGAAAAGGTAGTTGCTGCTACAGCGGATGAAGAAGAGATACTGATGTATGGTGATGCAGCTAATGGAAAAGTTTATAAACTCTTCAAGTCTACAGCCTACGATGACACTGGTAATACTGCTATTACGTACCAGGAGGATAGCAAACGATTTGACTTTGATTATCCTTTTAAGAAGATAGGTGATTTTGTTGACTTTCAAATATTGAGTGGTACAGCTAATAATGTTGTAATATCAGGTATTACAGTCAATGATAGGGTTACTACTACATCTGTCCTTACTACAGCTTCAACTAGCGGCAAAACAGGTCTTAAGGGCCTAGGTAGATTTGATGACCTACAGCTGAGATTTTCTCATGTAGGTAGTGGTACATCTACAGAACAGTTAATCATGGGTGAATATACTATATATGCTAAGCCCTGTGGTTATCGGAGAGAGTAATGTCTTGCGTTCAATATACAACGGTTTATCCCTATGGTGAGAAGTGGGACCCTGTATATCTTCAAGGGGTCCTCAGCAGTATGGTACTATCTCAAATCTACGGATGTGAGATGGCTGCATGTACTATAACTTCGGATAATATTGCTACAGATGCTATTATAGCTAGAACAATTGCAGCCTGTGCTGTAACATCTCCTAAGATATCAGCCAACTCAATAATAGCGGACCATATACAGACTGACGCTATTACGGCTGTAAAGGTTTGTGCAGGTTCTATTACCACTACTAAACTAGCAGCAGGAGCAGTAACAGCTGACAAAGTATGTGTTACAAATTTAGGTGCTATCTGTGCAAACACTGGTTGTTTGACTGTTTCAAATTATGTCCAATCCTCAGGTTTTGTAAGTGGTGCTCTAGGTACAGGGTTCTGTATCAGTTGTACTGGTGAAGCAGAGTTTTTGGATATCTATGCAAGGGGGAAGTTTAGTACTACCGTTTTTGAGTATGATACAGTCTCATCTGTTGGAGGTACTCTTTTGATTGCCCATGATGCAGATATCCTTGACGCTGCTATGACCGCAGCTGACGCCTCATGTATGACTCTATCAGGTGCGGTAGATTTTAGTGAGGGTGATATACTAAGAATTAGAGCAGGCTCTTGTGAAGAATGGCTATGTGTTTCTATAGCTTTAGGGAGCAACGTCTACTGCATGGTTCGAGACTTGGCTGCTACATATGCTGCAAATAACAATCCTGCGTGGCCTAAGGGCACAGCTGTAACGAACTATGGCCTTTCTGGAGACGGGGGGTTAATCATGTCCGCTTCGGACTCGAATGCTCCTCACTTAGACGTATATACGCATGCAGGCTCTCCTTGGTCTACCATTTGTACACGCATGCGTATGGGCAATCTTAATGGCTTCTTAGGCTACGGTTCAGATGCCTATGGTATAGCTATTGGAGATACCAACTCTTATTTGACGTATGACCCTACAAATGGCTTGAGGGTTCAAGGGAAGATTTGTGTTAAGGGTGCTAACATGGGGTTATTTGGCTATGATGTTGACGATGCCTTAGTAGTTAGCTTAACCTGTTCGGGTTTTTGTATGATAGACCCAGCTGATGCCTGTAACTACTCTTTCCTATCTGCAGGTGCCTTAAAGTTTCATGACAAGTTAGGTGATGTACCCTACGTTAAAAGAATAGGTAGTGGTAATGTAGGTACTGGATGTACTGTAGAGTTATTAGGTTGGACTGTATCGCCACAAGTTATTGTAAGTGTTAAGGAGCTTCAGGCCTATAACTGTACCCAAGCTCAGTCACAACGGTGGTGTATATACAATGACGCTCCAGAGTGCTTTATAACCAGTGCTACCTGCTACGGATATTGTTTTGTAGTACATGCTACTTTGGTTTTAGAAGCTAGCACAGGTGCTGAATGTACAAGGGATGCAGCGTATGGTGCTTGTATGACTTCGGCTGCATGTACCTGTGCTATATGTGTTAGAAGTTTATTCCAACTATGGTGTAATGCCGCATGTGGTCTATATAATTACGGTACAGAGTGTTATGCTGTTTGTTATAGGAAGAATGGTGATACAGCTTGGTGCGCTTGTTGCTTTGCCTATAGCCAGCCCCATGCGAGTGAGTTGGAATTAAAAGCTACAAATAGCCATTGTACAGCTGTAGTATTTCCTTGTTTAGAAACCTGGGATATTATGGTATGTGAAGCATGTTTAACTTGGACAGCTACGGATATCAGCTCTGCAACCATAACTTGTTGCTGTGTCACCTGTAATGCTAGCAATGGAGGGGTTGATGTATTTGTTCAAACAGGTAATCCTGGTAGCTGTACTCAAGCTGCCTGTTCTACATTTACAGCAGACCCTGGTAATGTTTACTGCTCTTGTTTGGTTTATTCTGCTTGTGGTCAAGTGTACGTAACCTTTACATCAGGCAACTGTGCTATAGCTTGTGTATGTGTTACAGGTCCAGCATGTGAAATAACGTCCTCTGCTAGTAACGCTGAGTTTGGTCCAGTGACTGTATGTTCCTATACAAATGCATATAGAACATGTGTAGCCTATCATGCTTATGGCTGGATAGCATGTGATGCAAGGGACTCATGTGCAAGAGTATGTGTCTATACTATTTCTCAGATAGTTTGTTATTGTTCAATATCGGGTGCTGCAGGATGTTGTGTATCCTGTGCAATATGTAGTACAAGAGATACCTACGGGGCTTACTGTACAATAGACCCTGCAGGTACGCTAAACTGGCTAGCTATAGCCTATTCATAGGAGGTGTTATGAAAAGATTTTTAGTTATACCTATATTATTTATTACTTCCTTAGTCTTTGCCGATGCGGAGTGGGATGCAAGGATGGAACGAATAGGTAAGTGGCGTGACGAAGAGATAGCCAGGGCCCATGAGCTTAAGAAGTTAGAACTACAGACAAGAATACTAGCTCAAGAACTAAAGCTTAGCAGAGATAACATAAGCGTTGATAATAGCGTTAGGAGTGTACAAGGTACAGGTGTTACATCTACAGTGGATGTAGACACTACGAATATTAACCAGCAGGTAGCTAAATTTAGGAGTAAGAAATGAATATACCGGATAGAGTAAAAACTATAATCTTTATACAGGAGGGTGGCGTAGGTAAAGCCATAGCTTCTACAGCAGTAGTTAAAGCCATTAAAACAGCTCATCCGGATAAGAGTATTATCGTAATGACTGGTTACCCTGACGTTTTCTTATACAATCCTAATGTCAGGAAAGTCTTTAACTTTGTTAACCCTCTATACTTCTATGAGGATTATGTTAACAAAGAAACCTATGTTATTAAACAAGAGCCTTATTTAGATTGTGAGTACTTGAGTAATAATAAGCATATAATACAATCCTGGTGTGACATGATAGGCGTACCAATAGTTACTCCTTATCCTGACTTATACTTCTTAGAGAATGAGTTGGAGTCAGCACAGCTCTACATAAATAAGGAAAGAGGTAGCAAAGGTATTATCCTGTTTCAGTGGATAGGTGGTAAGATACCTGAAAGTAAAACAGAGCTAGACCTTAAGAAAGCCATAGCTACTATGTATCGTAGAAGTCTACCCGTTTCTGTGGCTCAGGATGTTATCGATAAGCTAGTAGGAGAGGGCTATATTATTAAGGACATAGGCCATGAAAACTTCCCTAAGATGAAGAAGGCTGAAAAGGTATTTTACCCTGTTAGAAGTATTATGGCTCTTCTAAAATGGGCAGACGGTTTTATCGGGATTGATAGCTTCTTACAACATGCTGCAGCAAGTCCGATACTCAATAGGAAAGGCGTAGTATGCTGGGGTGGTACATCTCCCAAGTGCCTAGGTTATGATAAGCACATTAACATTACTAAAGAAGATTGTCCTACACCCTATTGTCATCGACCGAATAGCTATTTGTTTGATGTCCAGCCACATGGAGCTTTGTGGGATTGCATACATGGAGTAAAGTGTATGAAGGCTTTTAATGCTGAGGAGATTGTGAAGGCTTTTCATGATAGCCAAGCTATTTGATACCGATGGGAAGATAATCGCTTATGCTGAGTATAGTATTGTAGATGTCAAAGGCGATTTTACTAAATATGGGGATTACTGCTTTATCTTTGATACATGGGTACATTCTCAATTTAGGTCTAAGAGGTTACTCAAAAAACTTCTTATGCAGGAACGAAACAGGTTTCCTTACGTGACTTACATTTACTGGACTAGAGGTAAATATAAGAATAAGATGTCTAAATATGAGATAAGGAGAATTATCCATGGGCGGAAGTCCACAACCACAGCAGATAGCACCGCCTGCAACGCCATCAACGACTGAAACGTCGGCACAAGCTATCTCGGCTCAGATTGAGGCGTTACCAAGGATACTAGAAGCTCAGAGAACCTTTGGTCCGCAGTTTACTCAATTAGAGCTTGAACAGATGAGGCAGTTTGGTGGGCAGTTTGTAGAAGAGGCACTGAACCTTGAAAGACAGTTTGGTGTTCCACTGGCTCAGCAGACAAGGGCTGAACAAGCTATCTTGGCTCCTGAAAGAATTGCAGGCTCTGATTTTTTAACAGCTTATCTGAATGAGCCGACAGACTTATCTGAGGGTGAAGAGGCACAAGCTAAACAGCAGATACGTGCTGGACAAGCAGAAAGAGGTATGGCTTTCGCAGGTAGTAGCTCTGATGATGAATTAAGGGCTTTGACTGAGATGAGGCAAGCTCTAAAGACTAGGAAGATACAGACTGCGTTGAGTGTTGCAGGTCAGCAACCTGCTACAGGTACATCGACTGTAAACTCTCCTAACACCTTTGGTAGTCAGCTTGTTCAGAATGTTACGCCTGCTCAAACATTTGCTCTTACAGCTTCTAACTATGCTACTGGGGCAGGTATGTATAACGCTTCACAGGCCAATGCTACTCAACGTCAAGGTCAGTGGTTAAACTTTGGTGGAAACTTGTTCGGTGGAGCTGGTACAAAATTCTTGTTCGGAGGTTAAGATGACAAAGTTAGAAACAACTGTGGGGTCAATGGCAGACCAAGAGCAAAAGAAAGAGATACAGCCTCAGAATGAGCCTTTTTATGACAGGCTTAGAGAACTTGGTGTTGTAGGTATGGTAGCGGGTAGCAAAACTGAGACAGAAAAAGAGCGGTCATCCTTATCTACACTTCTTAATGCTTTACCTGAGGAAGAGAGAAAAAATCTGGTAGGTGCTGATACAAGTTCTCTGGAGAAATTTGTTAATACGAGTGACAAGCCATATGAGAATTTGCAGAAGTTCCAGAGTGTCCGTAAGTCGGCTAAAGACCAGAAAGTTGAAGACCTTAGATACGCAAAAGAAGATAGGCTAGCTCGACAGTTCCAGCTTGAAAACATGAAGTACTATGGGGCTACAGTAACTACAGAGGATATCTCAGATATCCGTAAGCGTACAGGTAATGACCTGAATGTTATCATTGAGACTTATGGGCTTGATGCTGAGATTGACCCAGAAACTGGGGACCGCTCTTACGTAATACCTCCGGCTGATGTGCTTAAGAATAAGGCTACAGCACTTACTCTTAAGGAGTCTGAGTTGTCGTATCTGGGTACGATTGTAGATGCAAAAGATACCATGTCTGAGGTCTTAAAAACAGTTCAAGAGTTAGGCCTAAACAATATTAACAAAGTAGGTAATATCCTATGGGAAGATATGGGGCCTTTTAGTATGCCTGCTAGATTTGATTTAGTTGGCCAATATGCTAAAAACCCCAAATATACATCCCTAAAGTCTAAGCTTGAAAGAGCGTTCCAGCTTTACAGGAAAGCTATTACAGGAGCCCAGGCTTCGGATAAAGAGTTAAAAATGTTAAGGCCATTAATAGCGAGTTTTAAACAACGACCTGAGGTATTTCAAGCTGTTGCTCAGGACCTTATATCAGAGTCTTCCAGGCTCTACGAAAGAAGGCTGGGTCTTTATCAACGTGCTGGTCGTGATATAACACCACTGGTAGGGTATATTCAGAAAGTGCCTTTAACAAGTGATGGCTCACGACAGATAAGTGGCCCAGCTAAAGTATCCAGCTCTCCTGGAGGTAGGTCAGTTACATCTCCAAGTGGTAGAGTTATAACTATCAAAGGAAGGTAATCATGGAAGGCCCTAAGCCTCTTGATACAACGACGATAGAGAATGATATTAAGTTTATCTACGACCAAGGTGGTACCGATGAGGATGTGGATAATTACTTAAAGGAGAATGGAGTAGACTATGAGTCTCATCAGGCTAGCACCGATAAGGTAGCTGAAGACCAGCTAGCTGAACTACCGCCTGAAGCCAAGAAACCTGAGATGCTTGATGTTATGGCTGGTGGTATTACACCTAATCAGCTCGAGATATCAGGACATCCTTATGCAGCTGCGGCTCAGCGTACAGGTAAACAGATGGCTACTCCGGCTCTACATTACCTTAATCAACGAGCTCTTAATGTACCTAGACAGCTTGCTGAAGCAGGTGGCATGGAGTATGTGGGTGACTCTGAAAACCCGGTAGTTGAAGGTGTTTCAAAACTTGCAGGTTTTGCTGGGGGTGTTAGAACTTTTAATAAGTTAAGGTCTGCTATTAACCCTTCAGACCCAGCATTAGTTAAAGCAGGTAAAGGTGCTTTAGAGGGTGCTGCTTACTCTGGAGCTATGAGTGGAGTTCAGGATGTAGTTGAAGGCGCAGGTAAGCTAGTAAGTGGTGATATATCAGGTGCTACTCAGGATTTAACTGAGTTTGGCCAGAAACTAGGTATAGGTGCTGCTGCAGGGTTTGTTGCTGCACCTACCATAGCTAAAGGTAGTGAGGTTCTAAAGAAGGTAGCTCAAAATAGCATAGAGTTCTATAGAAAGAATGCTGCAGGGTACTCTCAACAGTTTGCTGATACAGTCAGACGTCTAGGTAAAGCCCGAGTATTTGACCCTCTTAAAGTTACTGGTGAGTATGTCAGTAAGACTCTTGTACCTAGAGTGTCTAAAGGTCTATCTGACTTGTTAATGTCTCGCAATAAGAACAACATTGTTGAGATACTAGATTACCTTAAGCTGAAGCCTGAAGAAATAGACGATGTCCTATCCCTAGAGCCTAGGTATAAACAGAAGTTAGCTGAGGGTGCTACGAAGAGTGGGTATAAGATATACAAGGAGGTAGAGCTAGAGTTACAAGACCTCGGTAGCAAAATAGGTGGAGTCTTAATCAAAGCTCAGAAGCAGAATAAGATGATAAAGATAAATGAGACTATGAACCTATTTAAGAAAATTCTGGTTGATGGAGGTTATCTACTAAGTAATGGTCAACCTTCACAGCTTGCTGCTGCGTCTAAGGACCCTGTAACACTTCACCTACTACAATTATATTCCACTATAGATAATATGACATCTTCACCTAACCTAAGGTTTAGACAACCTATTGGTATAGCTGAATATAAGATGCTTAAGAATGCCTTAGAAAATTTGATTAGAGCCGATATGTCTAAGAATATACCCATCTATCAGATAAGCAGGCGTCTAACCAAAGACGTAAGCAAGCAGGTACAAGGTATTAAGGGTCTGTACAACAAGTACAGCCAGCTTATGACTTACAAAGATGTTTGGCGTAAGTTATACGATAAGTCTTCACCAACTGCTATAGAGAATGTACTTAATAGCCTAAGGGCTGCTAACCCTAATCAGGGTATGGCCCGTGTGCTATTTACTGAGAAGTTCTCTAACATCTTTGGTAAAGAGACAACTGATGAACTGATGGCTTGGATTGCTGCTCAAGAACATCAAGAAACTGTAGGTCTTGCTCGTGGAGTTATGAGAGCTGGGTATAATGCAGGGGTGTCCGTTAAAGAGGGTATTCAGAAGAGCTCTAGTAGGCTAGCTGATGTCACTAGAGAGTTTTCTCCTAAGACAAAGAGCAAACTAAAAGAGACTGCAGGGTATGCTCGTATAGGCAAAGGTTCAAGTAATGATGACAATCTGTTAAATGAAATAGAGAGTTTAACCCGAGAAGACTATCTTGAGTATACGAATAGGGATACAAGAAGCAAGATAGGTGATTTAGAGGGCATGGTAGAAGGTACACTCCTAGAGAAAAAACTAACAGAGAAGGTGCATAGCTTAGGTGGTAAATCGACAGGGTTATCCAAGTATAAAAGAACTCCTACAGAACAAGCTTTAAAAGATAGGGGTGATTTACACTATCTAAATATGCAGTTGTCTGAGGCACAGCAGAGAAGTGATGATGAAATGGTACGTGTAATTAAGAAAAAGATAGAGGCAATATCAAAAAAAACACAAGGCCAAAGCAGTGAGCCCGTTACTTTGGCCGAGAAATTAAAAGCGGGCAGGTTAGACCTGGACAATGACGAATACGTATATCATGCAACCGGTAAAAAGAATATAGAGGGTATTCGTGGTGGTGGCTTACAGCCTCATTTAGGCCAATATGGTAAAGGTGTATATTTTGGCCCTTCTATTCATAAGACTCTAGGTTATGGAGGCCCGGATGAAGTTATCATGCGAGTGAAAAGAAGTAACCTACCCAAAGACTATCAGGAATGGCCTAATGAACAAGGTTGGACTCCTAGTAAGATACCACTTAAAGATATCGAGATATCCATGGATATGGGTAAAACCTGGAAGGCTCTATCCGTACTATTGACTACAGGCGTACTGACTACAGATAAGTCTCAGGCCCAAGAAGTTACTACAAAAAGTATGTCTGATAAAGATGGCATGCGTGCTATACTAGGAGAGGCAGAGAGTGGTGATAAGACTGAGAAGCAGATGGTTGCTGAAATTACCCGTAGGCGTGGTAGTTTACAAGGCATATACGGTGCTAATTACATCTTTGAAAAAGGAGGTAAGTGGTACAGGAAGCATTCAAAGAATGGCTCTTTAATAGAAATTAACAATAGGATAGTTGAAGAAGCTAAGGACGCCTGGAATAAGTCAAAGACCTCAAACCTGTCTGACGGTGCTACACACTGGCAGTCAGATGAGGATTTAAAGAAAAGTCATTGGGATGAGGATGACAGGTTTGAAATAAAAGGTAGGCGCGGTCATCATACATTCCTACTAGAGAAACGATTAAAGAAGGGAGGTAAAAAATGAGTGCATTAGTATGGGCAGCTATAGGAGCTGCGTTGATATGGATAGGAGCAGCAATAAAGAAGTTGGCTGATGCGGGAACTCCGATAACATTCGGAGCCCTGTTAAAAGAGATATTCACGTTTAACTAATAGGAGCATACCATGGCTGGAACACCTGTAAAGGTAAAAGAAAGACTTACTAGTCCAGATACATATAAGAAGTGGTTAGTCTATGTACTGATTACTGTGGGTACACTGATACTTTTAGCTGGGGTTATCAGTCTTGGGATTAACGTTAAAGACTTCTTCTTCCCTAAACCGGATAAAATGATTAACAAACCCCATTTTACCTCTATCCTGAGTAAGGTAGAAAAAGATGCTGTATCTCAAGATAACATTCAGGTATTAGTTACAGAAAAAGCCTGGGAGGTGGGTGGTGGAGGTGGTCCAGTACACTTTGATGGGAAGGATGGCTGGATTGCTCTTGGGTGGGTTAAGAAGAAATGGTAGAGACAAAGAAGGCTGCTAGGTAGAAACTTTACTTAGCAGCCCTTTTTGTTTACCCTAACATCCCTAGCAGACTAGCCATGGGGTCTGTCATTCTACCCATAACCCAGCCGCTAAATACTTTTTCTATTACCGTTAGCTTCTCGTTATCCGCAATCCCTTTAATAAGGTCTGAGTGTGTTTTAGTCTTATTTGAGATGCCTTCTACTATATCCTTTACTTCTTCATATCTATCTTTGGTTATACCTAGTGCTTCTGGTACAGTCTCTCGTTTAGGTTGTACCTGTGGTATCTTTTTCTTCCTTGCCATTTTAGCCCTCACTCTCTTTCAGGATGTCTTCTATCTTCACATCATCGTCCCATTGAGCGATGAAGAAGCGGTCCGTACATCCATTGATACGGCCGAATACTATTGGGTCTTTTACTTCTTTGACAT